GGTCTCGCTCCGCGAGACCGAACGGGGTCGGCCGCGCCGGGACTAGGTACGACAAAACCCCGCCCGGCTTGCGCCGGGCAGGGTGGGCAGGTCGCGTATTACTTAATACGCTATCACTTGGCCGGGATAGGCTTGCCCTCCGCAACGTAAGGCCGGGCGTACTTGACCAGAGAATCGAGACCGTTCAAGAGTGCCAAGGCTCCGTCTGGTTTCTTTTCTGAGAGTATCTGGAGAGCCTGAGTCACGAGCGCCAGAGTGCCGGTCGGGTCGGGCAATTTCTCGCCAGCCTCAGCCTGTACCGCATCAATCGCGGCCGGTATCAGTTTCGTCACGTTCTGGCGGAATGCGACCCGGACATAATCTTGCGCGGCTTTGCGAATCTTAGCGCGAACCGGGCTGTAGGATTTTGAGGCCTTGTTGTCCTCGCTCCACGTGTCGAGAATGAATTCTTCACGATGGGTTGTGTTATCCACTTGAACGGCGGCAGCCTTTTTGTCATCCGATAGTCTGACCATGCGCGGCGCGCTGAAATAGGCCTTAGCGAAAATCTTGCGCGCTTGACCATCGAAGGCCTTCCACTCAGGCGAATCAGTCACGGCTTTGATCTCAGCCTGAGTCGGCTCAGCCGGGAAAATGGCCGGGACGGAATCCCGCAGATTGGCAAAGGCCTCAGCCTGAGTGATACCGCCCTGCGCGACGGTTTCTAGATCGGCAAGGATGTTCTGGTACAGCGAGAGATTCATTTTTGGTCTACCTCAGTTTGCGCCGCGATATGCGCCGCTTGTATATAATTAGACAAATTTCCGGGCGGGTAGTTCCGTGATTTTTTACTTTTTTTAGTGGTATTTTTGCGACTGCGTATTACTTAATACGCCCCCGGCCGGGCGCGGCGCGGGCGAAATCGGGCAGAGTCAGACCCCACCCATACCCCATGACCCCGATCTGTAAGTGGGTCCCCCTGTCTCACCTCTACACTTGAATACTCACAAACGACACCACTCATTTCAAAAGCCGGCTTTAGAAAGTCGCCTCTATCCACATCGCTAATTATGTTTTTTACCAAGCTCGACCCCCACCCCCCTCGCCTATAAAACACCCCCGGTTGTCTTTTTGGTACCATGCGTTTTATTTTCTGCTATATAGTGTTGATCCGGGACTTAGCCCCCCGCAAAAAACATGCAAGACCTTCTTATCCCAGAGATTGAAGAGAACATCGCCCTACCCGCAAACGCGGCTGAAGCCTTGCCGGAGTTGACTCCCGAGGCTGAGATCGAGATGAGGGCACGGACAATTAAGCTAATTTCCGACCTGACTGGGACGCCGCTCTGCCCAGACGAGAATGACATCACGGCAGCGAAAGAAATCGCCACTGCCCACCTCGCTAATCCCAAGACCCGTATTGATTACAGCAAATACCCGAACGAGACGATGGCGTTTTTGGCCGGGTTAGTCGCGCAGAGCAACTGCGCTATCGTGGACGATCTATCAGAACTAAAACTCTACGTCGTAAACAAGCTGGTCTACGAGGTAGAACACGCTGAAAACAGCAAGACCCGTATCCAAGCCATCACTAAGTTAGGCGAAGTGGACGGCGTTGATGCGTTTAAGAAGCGCAGCGAGGTCACGCACATCATTAAGCCGATTGAAGAGGTCGAGAAAGAGCTTCTCTCGGTCTTGGAAGGCATCGAATACACGGTTATTGACGAAGAAAGTGGGGTAAAGAATGTCTCTGTTGGCTAGAGAAAGGACGATTGAGGACCGCCGTGCTCACTGCGATCCTTGTGAACACAACAAAATGGGGATTTGTAAGCGTTGCGGCTGCATCATCGCAGCTAAAACACGGCTAAAAGGGCAAAGATGCCCGATTGGTTTGTGGGGACCGGAGACGCAAGGCATCCGTGACCTGCTAAAAGACTAAAAATTGTGCAGCTGACCCAAGAAAACATCAACAAACTCAAACTTGCCCTGCCAAAAATGCCGGACAAGGAGAAACGGCGTGTTGCTGAGCTACTTAAGACGTACCAGAACCAGCTAACGCAGGCAAAAGGGAAGGATTCCTTCCTCGATTTCATCAATCACGTGTACCCCGGCTATAAAGTTGGCCCTCACCACCGGAAACTAGCGAGAATCTTTGAAGAAATTGCCAACGGCGTGAAGAAAAGGGTGATCGTCAACATCGCCCCGCGTCACGGCAAGTCAGAGATGATCAGTTACCTCGCTCCTGCGTGGTTCCTCGGCAAATACCCGCACAAAAAGGTCATCATGGCCTCGCACACAGCGGATTTGGCGGTGAACTTCGGTCGTCGGGTGCGTAATTTGGTGGGAGCGGAGAACTATCGTGACATCTTTCCTAGTGTCGAGCTTCAAGCAGACAGTAAAAGTGCTTCTCGTTGGGGTACAAATTTTAACGGTGAGTATTTTGCTATTGGCGTTGGTGGTGCCTTGGCTGGTCGGGGCGCTGATCTATTCATTATTGATGATCCTCATTCTGAACAAGAAGCCAAGCAAGGAAGAGCTGACGTATTTGAGCCTGCTTGGGAATGGTTCCAGTCGGGACCGGTCCAACGACTAATGCCGGGTGGCGCGATCATCGTAGTGATGACGCGGTGGAGTAAGCAGGACTTAACCGGCAAGATCGTGGATCACATGACCCGCGAAGAAGGGGCAGATCAGTGGGAAGTGGTCGAGTTCCCTGCCATCCTGAACGACAAACCGCTATGGCCTGAGTTCTGGGGTATTGATGAGTTGCTGGCGAAGAAGGCCAGTATGGACGTTCGGTATTGGCAAGCCCAGTACATGCAGCAGCCGACATCCGAGGAAGGCGCTCTTATAAAGAGAGAGTGGTGGCAGGTCTGGGAGGCAGAGAATCCTCCGATGTGCGAGCACATTATTATGACGCTCGACGCTGCCCAAGAGAAAACGAACCGCTCGGACTACAACGCCCTGCTCACTTGGGGGGTCTTTAAGAACGAGGAGACCCAGAACTACAACATCATCCTCCTGAACGCGATCAAAGAGCGGCTGGAGTTTCCGGAACTAAAGAGCCTTGTCCTTGAGCAATATAAGGAGTGGAACCCGGACACGTTCATCGTGGAGAAGAAGTCCAACGGTGCGGCGCTGTATCAGGAGATGCGGCGGATGGGTGTGCCGATTGCTGAGTTCACCCCCGGTAAGGGACAGGATAAGATTTCAAGAGTTAATGCGGTTACTGATCTATTCTCTTCCGGTATAGTCTGGGTGCCTGACCGACGCTGGGCTTGGGAGGTAGTGGAGGAATGCAACGACTTCCCCTCCGGTACCCATGACGACTTGGTGGACGCCACCACCCTAGCCCTACTTCGATTCAGACAGGGGGGCTTTATTCAGCTTCCATCCGACGAACCGGAACCGACCCGATGGTTTAAGAGCCATCGTCGTGAAGCATATTATTAGGAGAACTTAGATGGCCGTCGATAAAAGTGTGATGGAGGCTCCCCAAGGTATCGCGGTCCTTGCCGCTGAGATGGAGCCGATTGAGATCGAGATTGAGGTCGAAGGACTCTCTGACGAAGATGGTGCCGTCATTGAGATGTCTAAAGCCGAGCCTCGTGCCGATGAGTTCGATGCCAACCTTGCCGAGTACATGGGCGAGAACGAACTTCAGAGCCTTGCTTCTGAATTGATCGGGCAGTACGAACAGGATTTAAGTTCAAGAAAGGATTGGCTAGATACCTACGTTAAAGGTTTGAAGATTTTGGGTATTCGGTACGAAGACCGTACCGAGCCGTGGCCGGGTGCGTGTGGCGTGTTCCACCCGCTCTTGATGGAGTCGGCTGTTAAGTTCCAATCCGAGACGATCATGGAGACCTTCCCTGCAATGGGTCCGGTCAAGGCGAAGATCATCGGCAAGGAAACGGCAGAGAAGAAAGAGTCTGCTGTTCGTGTCGTTGATGACATGAATTTCCAACTCACCGAGGTAATGAAGGAGTACCGCCCGGAACACGAGCGGATGCTGCTGTCGATGGCCTTGGCGGGTAACGCCTTTAAGAAGGTGTACTTCGATCCGTCGTTGGGTCGCCAGACTGCTGTGTATATCCCGGCTGAAGATATCGTGGTGCCCTACGGTGCTGCGAACCTTGAGACGGCTGAGCGTGTTACGCACCGGATGCGTAAGACTAAGAATGAGTTAGCCAAGCTTCAGTACGCTGGGTTCTATCGTGATGTGGACTTGGGTGAACCGGTTCGCGTCATGGACGAGGTGGAGAAGCAGAAGGCTGAGGATCAAGGCTTCAGTGCAAGCATGGACGATAGGTTCCAGTTGCTTGAGATGCACGTGAACATTGATCTGCCGGGTTATCCGGATGTGGATGATGAGAACCACGAGACCGGGATCGCTCTCCCCTACGTGGTGACGATTGAGAAGGGAACGGGAACAGTTCTAGCAATTCGCAGGAACTGGAGAGAAGACGATGAACTCAAAGCCAAACGACAGCACTTTGTCCATTACGGATATATCCCCGGATTTGGATTTTACTACTTCGGCCTTATTCACCTTATCGGGGGACACAGTAAAGCTGCAACGTCCCTCCTTCGACAACTGGTGGACGCCGGAACCCTCAGTAATCTTCCCGGAGGACTCAAATCTAGAGGACTACGAATTAAGGGAGACGATACTCCAATCGCTCCGGGTGAGTGGCGAGACGTAGATATTCCAAGTGGTGCGGTGCGGGACAACATTCTCCCCTTGCCGTACAAAGAGCCGAGCCAAGTTTTGGCTTTGATGCTCGATAAGATCGTTGAAGAAGGACGCCGTTTTGCTGCGGTATCGGATCTCAAAGTCAGCGATATGTCGAGCCAAGCGCCGGTCGGTACCACACTAGCCATCTTGGAGCGCGTTCTGAAGGTGATGTCGGCTGTTCAAGCCCGCATCTACTACGCGATGAAGCAGGAGTTCAAACTGCTTGCTGCGATCATCCGAGACTACACACCGGAAGAGTATTCATACGAGCCTGAAGTCGGTTCGCGTAAAGCTAAGAAGTCCGACTATGACGATGTAGATGTCATCCCGGTCAGTGATCCGAACGCGGCAACGATGTCGCAGAAGGTGGTTCAGTACCAAGCCGTGATGCAGTTGGCTCAACAAGCCCCGCAGTTATACAACCTCCCGCTCCTACATCGTCAGATGATCGAGGTGTTGGGTGTTAGGAATGCGGAGAAGTTGGTGCCGATGCCGGACGATCAGAAGCCACGCGATCCGGTCACGGAGAATATGGACGCAATGACGGGTAATCCGCTCAAGGCGTTTATGTACCAAGACCACGAAGCGCACATTCAGGTTCACATGGCGTTTGGCAGTGATCCGAAGATGGCTCAGCTTATTGGTCAAAACCCGATGGGGCAGCAGATCAACGCTGCACTCCAGTCGCACATCATGGAGCACTTGGCGTTCCAGTACCGCCGAGAGATCGAGAAACAGCTTGGTGTGGCCCTGCCGCCCCTGCCGCAAGACGACAACGAAGAATACGACATGCCTCCAGAGTTGGAGATTCAGGTGTCGCAGATCAGCGCCGTTGCAGCGCAACGCCTCTTTCAGAAGGATCA